TGTACTGGTAGCATCACCTAACGTAAGGGCCCCGGTACCTCCGGCCGCTACTGTCAATGCAGCATTAGCATCATCATCAGCACTCGTCAGGGTGACTGTCCCGGATGTAGCTCGTGAGAAAGTAACAGTCCCTGCATTGGAAGGTACCTCCATAGCATTGGCAGTACGTACATCAAACGTCAGAATTTTACTTTTCTGTGTAGTGCCATTAGCCGCAAACTCCACTTTTAGATAATTATAATTTATCGGAGCAGTGGAACTTATCGTCTGTGGATTATCAGATACATCATCCCATGTCTGTGTGGACCCTATTTGTGTCCATGATCCATCAGATGACACTTTACCATAAGCTATCACAGTGATTGACGGATCACCACTCACAGAATCCAGCGTATAGGTAAATACCTGATGCTGCATATATGCCTGTGGGTTATGTATCGTTATGTTTGTCGTATCACTGGTAGTTATCGTATCGTTATCTGTGAATGACATAGGTCTGCTTAGCATTGTTTGTCCATTCATTATGACAGCAGTGCGGTCAACTTGTGCTATGCAGACTGCCCCAAGGGCAGCCAGCATAACAATTAATAGTATTTTCCTTTTCATTATATTATGATTTTAAAAATTAAGCTGATGTAATAGCTGTTACGTCAATATCAATAGCCGAACTGTATATAACAGCAGCCTTATCCCTCACACCAAAGGCAAGACGAACCTTGAGAACAACGGTCTTCTGTCCTTCTGTCAGGTCAGCAGCATTATAACCTATTTCCATAGTCATATCTTTGCGCTTTCCTAACATAAGCTGCTTGCTATCAACGACAACAGCTGTGTTGGCTGTTATTGATGTGCTTCTCAATACTCTCATACCACAGATAGCAACAGGCTCACCGATAAGGTTATAAACAACCCTGCGGTCAGTGATACTATTATCCATCTGGTCTTTTTTACTTGAGAGCATTGTCACGTCGGTAGGACTTAAAAGAAGTACATCCGGCTTGTACTTATTATTCTCACATTGGAGTTTCATGTGTGCGAAAAGATCGACCATAGTGGCATCTGCAATAGTACCATCCCAGGTAGCTGCAAAATCGGTTTTCTTGTTTGTTGTAAGCAATCCTGCTATTGCCGAAGAGTCATCACCGGCGGTACCGAGAACATAACCATCGACTTTATCGAGTATCTTATCCGGAACAGTAATTGCAATTTCTTCCATTGCCTCTTCCAGATCATCAAGTGTCTCATCAGAAAGTGTGAGATAAGTGGCAATGTAGAAAGCCGGGAATGAGGTTGTCTTGAACAAGAAGCTTGACTTGCTGGATGCTGATCCTTCAGTCTTTGTTCCTGAGCCATCAGTGTATGAATAAACAACCAAAATACTCATATTAGGCCTCTTGATTGTTTTTGAAGGCATCCAGTCTGTGACATGAGGATATATCGTCAATGGTATCCCTACTCTTTGCGGATCAAGTTCTGTTAAACGTATTGTTGATACATAGCTCTGGACAATATTACTTTCCAGCATATCAACAGCATCTTTCCTGGTTAATCTCTCAACAGGATATTTCACCTTAAACACAGGGCTTACGTTATTGCCCTTCTCAGTAAAGTAATCCTTCAGGGATTTACGTTTACTATTATCGTCATCCTTATCAACAAGCAATCCTGGTATGTCTTTTTTCTCCATCACGGATGCTATCAGGGCATCATAAAATGATTTCGGCGCATCAGTAGCCTTTTTGTTCGGATCTTCTCTTATCGCCTTCATCTCTGCGGAGAGTCCTCCGACTTCAGTGATGAGATTGTCAACTGATTCTTTCAGTTCTTTTACTTCCTCGTGATTATCTTCACGACTGTTCAGAGGTTCGAGTTTATTATTTATTTCCTCGATCCTTTTATCAAGGTCTTTCTTATTGACATTTTCTTTTGTTGAGTCATCGATAAGTCCTTGAATGTCTTTTAACAGGTTTTCTCTTTCTTCTTTTTTCTGAGCATCCAGAGCGTCCTGCTTTTCTTTTTCTTCTTTTGTCATTTTTGTAATTTTTAAATATTAATAATCTGTTCAACTGAGTGGACTTATACCGGCTCAATTATCATTTTTGAGTGCTCTAAATAGCGGCTCTATATTCAAAATGGAGTGTCATTTTGACGGCTCCTGTTTTTTCTTATTTAATCCCTCACGAATAAATGTGTAATCAATAATATCATCCTGAGTTCCCTTGCTTTCCTTCCCCTGCTCAACATCCTCTGCCTCACTGACACTTTGTGTCGGAGTAGCTATGTTGCTACCGATAGGCACAGCAGACCCTTCTATCAGTTTAGCTTCCAACACATACCAGAAATAACCTTTTTCATCTGCAAAGTCCTGGTTTGCTATCTGCTCATAATATTTATTCCATGCCTCATATTCGTTGGGATAATCTTCATCATTGATAGCAAAGTCCATCTTGACATAATACATACCCACGGAGTGATTGCGTACCCATCCTTTGGCATACTGACGCATCATAAATTCATTGCGTTCACGGAGTATCTCTGATTCAAATATCAGTGCTTCCGTCTCTCCCTTGTATGGAAATCCAAGCTCAGACCATTTATAAATCTTTGTATATGCTTTCAGCTCATCACCATCAGCAATTATCTTCTCAAACTCCATATCATGTTCCTGGATATGCATAATCATCTTATTATCCCTGAGAGTCTTTTTCCATATCCCCGGCAAATGTAAATCAATATGGTTATCAAGGAAATTGGTTGTATTGATAACCGCGACTACCTTGATAGAATTCATATCAGGAAAATCAGCAATAGTACTACCTTCTGCTTTTGCTGCTTCTATCTTTTCAGGATCAACAACAAGTGTCGGTTTGATAATAACCGGACAATCAGCTTCTTTCTTGATAGCTTTCTTTTGTGCTATCAGTTTGTCCTTGTTATCTACCAGGAACTTAAAAAGCTCCTTTTTTGTCTTAAACTCCATTGTGCCATAATGTTCCATTGCCTTATTTTTTTATAAATTCCTTATTGTCAAGCTTTTTCTGTCTCTCATCCCGGAGCTTCCTTACTTGTTCTTTTGTAAGTTTCTTCTTGGTTTTTTTACTCATGGCTGGTCATTTTGGTTATCTTATGAATCATTATTTCCTGTCTGTCTTTGGTATCTGTAAACATTGCCATCAGTTACCGGGTCCAGTCCTATCATTTCGAGATACTGATTCCATGTAATGACATTATTATTATAAGCTGTCTCTGCCGCTTTCGTATTCATTGATAATGCACCTGCTTTTTCCCTGAATGCTTCCTGAAGTGCTTCGATATGTGAGAAGTCTGTCTTTAGCTCGAAGCCATAATTACGCATCTTGAGTCTCTCCGTCCAGTATAGATCCTCATTCTCTACCATAGGTATAACAGCATCTTGGTATAGCCTGCGTACAGCTTGTAACTGGTTTTCAAAGGTTGCTCCCTTCATATATGTCTTGTAAAGCTCAGGAGGTACTTTAAATCCATTGGAAATGATCATTGCATTATTAGAGAAATCCTCATATATGCCGAGTTCATTGGGACTCATCACTGTCTTTATGAAATCTATATCTGTATAGGTTATCAGATATTGGTTCTGGTCTTCCCTTGTGCCGTATTTCTGTTTGAATGTCTCGTCAATCTCTTTCTTCTGTTCTGTCCTCAAGGGAATCTGTGTACCTGTAGCATCCTTAGTATTAGCTTTTATAATACCTATCATGCCCCGTGACTTGAGCAGTACGTTCATGGCTTCAAAAGCCAGTTGTGTATTTGTTATCGGGTAACGAAGGTTCTCGAACCTGGAAGTACCGATTATAGAATTGCCTACATTAGATAGGTTGAGATCATTAAAATGAATAATATTCTCCGGGTCAAAGCTCTTGACAGGATCGTAGTTTGTGAGAGCATATTCCTCTATTATACCCTTTATCTCTATCTGGTCCCATAGCTTACCCGTCTGCCTCACTTTAGTATATTCACTGGGTAGGTTCATCATGGTCTGTACGTTCGTTATGTCGGCAGGAAAGTTCTTAAAAGGATTGTTCAGATAAACATAGTTGTTACCGAATGTATGGAACATATAATAACGTTCTATATTGAATTCCTTAGTAGATTGAAGTGGGTTAGGACGTTCCACAAACAGCCTCCGGGCATTTTGTATTCCCTTTTTTCCTGATGTCCAGGGAATATCTTTGCCATTGAGATCAACCAGGTATTTCTTTCCTCTGGATGCACTGCTGGCCAGTATGTCTATGCATCCAAAAAGAACCGGATTTGATGCTACTGCCTGACGGTATTCATGTGGATTAGCCAGCGACAGCCATGCCGGTCTGTCAACAAGCCTTTGGTAATTTGAGAAATTGAGATTGCTCCGATATATGCCGGAGTACCTATTGAAAAACTGTGAAAGAGAATAAAATGTCCTTTCAAGTATATTGCCGTCAGCCATGCATGAAAGCTTTCTGACAAAATTACAGGACAATTATGAAAATATGTCAGTGTTATATGTTATTATGTCCTTGTAATGGACATTATTTGTAAAAGGAATTCGTAAG